GGCTCGTGACATTGCAGATTTTAAATTTGAAAACATAGTAGATACTGGTACAGAGGGTACTAAAGTAGCAACTGGTACTACAGGACAAAGAGGTTCTACTACTGGTCAATTTAGATTTAATTCTACTACTGGAAAATTTGAGGGTAGAGGTGCATCTAGTTTTGTTTCTATAGAGGCTACTCCTATTGTTTCATCTGTTAGTGCATCTAACATAACTCAAAAACAAATTAATGATGGATTTGATTTAGTTATTACTGGTTCAAATTTTTTTAGTGGCGATACAGTAAAATTTATTGCTAATGATAATACAGAATTTACATCTCCTACAGTTACAATTAATTCCTCTACTCAAATTACTGCAAGAGTAACTTCTAATATTGACGCTACAAAAGAACCTTACAAAGTACAAGTTACATCTGCTGGTGGTCTTGCTGGGTCTCTTAATAGTGCTTTTAATATTGATGCTGCTCCAGTTTGGCAAACTGCCGCTGGAACAATAGCAACGATTAACGATAATGATACTGGAACTCATGTTACTGTTAGTGCTACAGATGCAGAGGGAGATGCAGTTACTTATGCTGAAACTGGAGGATCAGTTTTAGCTGGACAGAATTTATCTTTAGATGCAAATACTGGTGCTATTTCTGGAGATCCAACAAATGTTACTGCTTCTACCACACACAATTTTACTTTAAGAGCAACCTCTGGAACAAACACTACTGATAGAAATTTTAATATAGTAGTTGGGCCAGGCCCTTTTAATCTTAGATATTTAGTTATCGCTGGTGGCGGTGGTGGTGGTTATAATAGTGGAAATTTTGAAAATGGCGGTGGCGGTGGAGCTGGAGGTTTTCTTACTGCTACTGGTTATTCTGTTTCTCATGGCACATCTTATACAGTTACAGTAGGTGCTGGAGGAGTTGGAACTGGTGGCGGTTCAACTAACAATGGTTCTAATTCTGTTTTCTCTACATTCACTTCTATAGGAGGTGGTGGAGGTTCTGGTTCACTTTCTAACAGCGGTGGAGCTGGAGGCTCTGGTGGAGGAGGTGTTGCTTGGGGAGCAACTGCTGGTGGAGCTGGAACTTCTGGTCAAGGAAATGCTGGTGGTGCTGGTTCAAGTGGAGTGCAACAAATTGGTGGCTCTGGTGGCGGTGGAGGTGCTGGAGGTGCTGGAGGTGCAGCTTCTGGCTCAACTGGAGGTAATGGAGGTGCTGGTTTAGCATCTGATATAACTGGTTCATCTGTAACTTACGCTGGAGGAGGAGGCGGCTGGGGTAATGGTGGCTCTTATGGTGCAGCTGGTTCTGGAGGAGCTGGTGCTGGTACTGGTGCGGCTGGTCAAGCTAATACTGGTTCTGGTGGTGGTGGTCAAAGAAATGGTAATGGTGGAGCTGGTGGCTCTGGTATTGTTATTCTTAGATACCCAAATACAAAAACTTTAACAGCTAGTGCTGGTTTAACAGCTACAACAGTTATAGTTGGTAGTGATAAAGTAACATCATTTACTGCTGGAACTGGAACTATTAGTTTCTAATGACATGGCTAGAGTTACAAAGAAAGCAACAGTCCAGAGTGTAACTCTAAAACATATTAGTCAAAAGCTGGACCACATCCACAAAGATGTAGAACAAAATACCAAAGACATAGTGCAGCTCAAGGAACAAGTGGCCATGGGTAGAGGTGGCCTCAAAGTGATCTTCTATATCGGAGGAGTATTATCAATTATAATAGGAGCATTGAAAATTGGAAAATTTATTTAATGGAATATGCTTTAGTATTATTGATATGCTCATCTGTAGCTGGTAATTGTTTACCACCTATCTCTTATGAAGATAGATTTGTAGATGCTTATGGCTGCATGATTACTGGTTATACAAGATCATTAGAAACTACAAAAGCTATTGGTCAAGATGAGGTTAATATGAATGGCATATACATTAAGTTCGGATGTACTAAAGTCAAACAAGAGAAAGGAATATCAACATGATACAAGGATTGAGTGCGTTACTACCAATACTTAACAAAGCTGTTAGTTTGGTACCAGATAAAAATAAATTACATCAACAAAAAGCAGATCTTGAAAAAGAATTAGTCAAGGCTTTAGTAGATGTAGATAAAGAACAAGCAAAAATAAATAGAGAAGATGCAAAGGCAACTGGAAGATTAGCATGGATACAAAAGTTATGGAGACCAACTCTTGCTTGGGTATGTGTGTTTGCTTTTATGTTTCAGTTCCTAGTTATACCTATAACAAATTGGTATTGTGCATTAAGTGGTAAAGTAGTTGAGCTGCCAACTCTACCATCAGATGTTTTAACAACTACTTTGTTTGCATTATTAGGATTAACAGGAGCCAGATCTTTTGATAAACTTAAGAAGATAAACAACAAATAATGAAACGATTAGAACTATCAGATAAAAGTAAGATCTCCATGCCTATCGCTAACCTAGCCATGGTGATCTCTCTTGTTGCAACAGTTGTCCTAATGTACAGCTCTATCACTCAAAGAATTACCAGTCTTGAGACATCAAGGGAGTTGATGAAAAATGATTTACTCAAAGCCTCGGACCAGAAACCCATAGACCAAGAGCAATATCTAATCCAAGAAGGGTTGGCATCTGATTTAGAAAAGACTATTACAAGAGTAGATGAGATGATGCACAATGGAGTAAACATTCAAAGGATGATGAAAGATATAAATAGATTAAGAGAAGATGTAGAAAATCTTAAAGATAAAGTAAGAGAGAATGGAAAGAATTATTAATGGTTGAAACAGTAGTAGCTTTGTTGATGTTAGTAAATAATGAGATCAAAGAACACAGGATACAACCAGCTATGAGTGATTGTTTAAAAGGTAAAAGAATAGCAGAGAGACAACTTAAGAATGGTTCTAATGTAAGGTACCAATGTTTGAGATCAGAGGCAGAATTAGAGGAAGATAGTTTAGGAAACATACATATTAAAAAATTGATATTAAAATAAAATTACTATACAAGGATAGGTAGTATGAAAAATGGAAAAATAGATTTAAGAGATAAGACAAATTATATTGTAGTCCATTGTGCAGCAACCAAACCATCTATGGATATTGGTGCAGCAGAGATAAGAAAGTGGCATACAGATCCACCTAGAAATTGGGATGACATAGGTTATCATTTTGTAATAACAAGAGATCGTAATCCAATCATAGAACTAGGGAGACATGTATCAGTACCGGGAGCTCATGTAGCTAAACATAATTGGGAGAGTGTAGGTATATGTTTAGTAGGTGGTATGGCAGAGGATGGTACATCAGAAAATAATTTTACAAATAATCAAATGGCAGCACTACATGATCTTATAAGAGTGTTAATGATGATCTATCCTCAAGCAGAGGTAGTAGGTCATTGTGATTTAGATCCAGAGAACAAAGCCGATTGTCCAGGTTTTGATGTAGGTGAGTGGTTTGCCGAGGAATTTATTGGACTAACAAATGAAAGCATCTAAAAAATATGGGTGTGTATTGGTCATATCAGATCTTCACATACCTTATCATCACCCACAAAGTTTTGATTTCCTAAAAGCTATCAAAAAAAAATACAAAGATATAGACCTAGTTGTAAATATTGGAGATGAACTGGACCAGCATGGACTATCTTTCCATGACACAGATCCAGATTTACCATCATCTGGTGATGAGTTGTCTATAAGTAAAAGATATATCAAAGAACTAGAGAGAATGTTTCCAGAGATGATACTACTTCATAGTAATCATTCATCATTAATTTATAGAAGAGCATTAAAACATGGTATGCCTAAAGCATATCTAAAATCTTACAATGATTTCCTTGAGGTAGGTAAAGGATGGGAGTGGGTAGATGATCTCAATATAAAATTAAGTAGTGGACAAGAGTGTTTCTTTACTCATGGTATATCTGCTGATGGTTTAAAGTTAGCTATGCAATATGGAAAACATGTAACACAGGGGCATTTTCATAGCAAGTTCAACATACAATACTTTTCTAATCCAGATAATCTAGTATGGTCTATGCAAGTTGGTTGTCTCACAAACCAAAAGCACATGGCCTTTAATTATTCAAGACAATTTAGATTGAGATTTATAATCGGCTGCGGGATGATAATAAATGGATGGCCAGTTCTTATCCCAATGTTACTTGACCGAGATGGTAAGTGGATCGGTGAGTTGGTCTAATGGCTAAAGCTGTTACGATCAATAACAAAAAACATTTATGGATAAAGGTTGAGTGGTTAGATATTTGTGGCAACTCTGCGTTACAAAGTGATTATGAATTTAATAAACTAAAGGCAGCAAGAATAGTTACCGAGGCATATCTATATGATTTGTTTGAAGAGGAAGGTAGCGAATTTGTAAGAACTTTTGCATCCTATCAGAATGTAGATGACATAGGTTATGGAGATACCAATGTGTATCCATTATCGGTCTTTACAAAATCCTCTCAAAAACGCATCAGAAAGGCATGGAAAGAGATGTCTAGGGGATAAGTACCCCAAGACCCTAGATCGTAAAAAATAGGGGGTCTATGCTCGATTAAAGACTATTTAATTACCAGTCTTATTCTCTATTGGTTCTTTCAAGAAAATGTGTTCTACTCGTTCTCTATTCTTTCTCACCCATAACTCCTCAAAAGGTTTGACTTGGATTGTGGCAGTTTTATGCATGACCTCCAAGTCTATGTTATCGGCAGAATAGAACTTTTGAACTGGATCACCCTTCTCATTATACTTTTCATCAAAGGTGATAACGACTACATCATTCTCACCATCGAAGGCTTTGATCAGTTCCTTAACAAACCATTTTCTAAATCTACTTTTGAATACGATTGCCATTAAGTACCTCTATTCCTCTATATTTACCGGTATGGATCTTAATATATCCTCGCTGCTCTATGTTTCTTAAGATCCTCCAGATGTTTGAATGGACACACCCTTGTTTACGAGCTATCTCTCGTATCGTAGGTGGTACCCTTTTTTGCTTTATATAACTATTTATAAAGTCAAAAACTTTAAGTTGATTTGGGGTTAGCATCATTTGGTTTTAGCTCCTTCACTTTCTTATTTATTTTATCTGCTATCATGTTCGCTTTACCTTTATCCATACCATACAACTTTTCAAAATCTGGTCTAACCTTATCCTTGAGCTGTATTATTTCATGAACCTTTTCAGCATTTGTTAAATGTGGATCTTCAAAAAGAATGTCTATACCTTTTAATAACTCATTCTCAAACTTGTCCATCCACTCCTTGTCTTTGTTTTTAGTTACAATCTTTTGGTTATCACCTTTCTCACTATCCTCTTCATCAGATATATCTAATAAGAAAAGTTTTAATAAAAGATATTTGTATGCATAAGACATAGCTTTACCAGGTCCTTTGTCTTGGGTATCATTACCATAACCAAAGTAATCACCTACATCTATATGTTGTCCACTCTCTACATCAACCACTCTCGCTGCCATAACACATCTAGTTTGATTTCCATCTTGCTCATGTGATTTAACAAATGGTATAATAGTTAGTTTTGCTTTTTCCAAAGCTGGTCTTACAACTGCATTTACAGAATTGTATGACAGGGGTTTGTATTGTAACCCTCTCTTTTCATCCTTGATTACTGATGAACACTCATGTTGTACATCAAAGATCTTTTTATATACATTTGAACTTACTTTTTCTTTACTTTCTTTACTCATTTATTTCCTCCCTCTATTGTAAACCTTCTATAGCTAGTGAACTCACCAGGTATAGTTATGGTTTTAGTTTTCTTTTTCTGATTTGTTGTATGCTTAACTGTATAGTCATTAAACTTAACAACCTCATGACCACCAAGTATTTCTTTCATATACATTGATGCAGCATCTTTTCTTTTCTTTGCATCTTTCTCATCAGTTGATGCAGATACATATTGCTCAATCAATATACCTAACTTGTTATGGGTACTCATATCTTGGATTTCTTTTGATCCATTAGATATGTATATTTCACTAGCCTCTTTGGTATCTTTTGGTGGGTACCAATAATCATGACCATTCTTGATACCATCAAACCTATCCCAAAAATCATTTCCAGCATTGATAATCTGATCAACCATTCTATGATCTCTTGGGTAGATAAACCATTGAAGTTGCCACCCTCTTACTAATCTAACCAATATCCCATACTCACATCCAGTTGTAAGTAGAGCTTGTTGTATCTGATACTTATAAGCTGGATAAGGTTCATCATCGGCAGCTCCAGAATAATTTTTACACTCTAATACTACTTTGTTTTTTAAGCTAAAAGATTTATTTGTATAATCAGAGAGTTCTAAATTACCTGGAGATATGTGTAACATACCATCTAAAGAGCTACCGAGTTTGCCATTTTTCAGTTGATACAAGTGAGCTGTTTTAGGTACAGTCATCTTTACCTTTTGTTTATCTTGACAAAAAGGTTCCAACCGATCCATGAACATTTTTAAAATTACTGGTTCTAACATTCTACCAGCAATAACCTTTGGTTCGTTAGCTATGTCATTTATAGCCTCCTTCCCTTCATACTCATGTAGAGCATCTTTCAAGATTTGGTTAGGTGTCTTGAAACTATCAACCAAGAGGGAGCCTATAACACTCCCTCCTAGTTCTTTTCTTTTATAAGATGTTTTTCTACCACTATCTTCCATCAAACTCCCCCTCCAGGAAAATAGTAATAGTAACAACTATCTACCATCGCACATCCAACTATGACAAAAAAATAGATAGCAGCAAGGCATAACAAGAAAGCTATACCTTCCATTAAGAACAATAATGTTTCTTTTATGTTCATCTTGCTTATATATTTAGTCCATATTTTGTTCATTGTAAAGCCCTTTCCATGACATTTTTTATTGTTGTAGGATACCAAACCCTGTCATTATAAGTTTTAACACCCCTATTATTAAGAGCTGTAGCAATACCTTGAAGAGTATTAACTCCAGATAACTTAATTCCTTCAATTATATCTTTGATGTCTTTCGCATACTTATCAGCATTGGCCTTGATAGTTGCATGACCTCTTACTCTAACAACATCAAGGTTAGTTAGATTACCTAGTGGTTTACCTTCACTTTTTATTCTAGCTAATGCTGCTTTAGTTCTTTCAGATATAACTTCTCTTTCATACTTGTTGATTGCAATATCAAACCCTACAAGTTTATGATCTATGACTGGTCTATCTAAAATATCTAATTGTATTTTACCTTTGTTATTATCCAAGAACTCACCAACCTCATAAGTTCTACCCAATCTACTCAAAGAATAAACAACAAGTGGTACACGCAATCTTTTAGCTGTCTTGATTGCATCTTGTAGTATTGGTCTATTCTTAAACTTTTTAGTACCAGATGTATCATCCTCTCTAAACCAAATGATTTCTGTATTTGGATACTTTTGTTTGATAGCAAACTCTTGGTTCTCAACAGTTTGTTTATCGGTACTAACTCTTACTAACGCAACTATCTTTTCCATATTATATTTCCTTTCTTGTTGGTCTCATAATGTTCATATAGGTAATATATATATTTCTGATATATTTACAAGATATAAAAAAAGGAGATAAAATATGGCTAAATCGCAACAGCTCGTACCATTCTATTTTAAAATCTCCCAAAAACTCAAAGACAAGATACAAGATCAAGCTAAGGTAGAGAGAATACCTATGGCAACTTTAGTATCAGAAATCTTGGAGATGGGGATACATGCAAGACCAAAAGTACATCAAGACAGGATTGATAAGATGATCAATGCAGCTAGAATGGGAGGATCAAGTGAGCAAAGATAAAATAAACCCACCACACTACAAAAACAATCCAATACAAACTTTTGACGCAATCACATCGCAATTTAGTGATGCAGAAAAGATTGGAGCTATCAAGTTCAATATATGTAAATACATAATGCGAATGGGTAAGAAGGTAGAAACTCTTGAAGGTGCGAGAGATGATGCCGGTAAAGCTCATTGGTATTGTGAAAGATTACTCAAAGAACTTACTGATATGATAAAGAAAAAGAAACCGAAAGTAAAAGCTCAAGATAAGGATCCAAAGGATTTGACCGAGGAAGATCTAAATGATTTGTTAAGTCCTGGTGTTCATATCTATCCATTTAAACCAAAGAACAAGGATAATAAAAATGACAAAGATACCAAATAATGTAATCAAACCACCACCAGGTTTTGAGTATGTGCAGCAAAGGTCAGTACCAATCATGCAACCAAAACCAATCAAAGATGATACAAAAGAAAGAATAGAATATCTTGAGAGCAAAATGGATAAGATCTTGGATGAACTCCGAGTATTGAAAAGGAAAGATAAGTATAGACCTAAACCAAGTGAGAGAGCTAAAAGAGTTTGGATGGAGGATATATTGAAAGCTGTATGCGATCACTACAATACTACTCCAACTGATATTATGTCAGAAAAAAGACAAGCTGAATTAGTAAGAGTAAGATCTGTATATATTAATTTATGTAACGAACTCACTTATGCATCTCAACCAGCTATTGGTAGAATGTGTGGTAATAGAGATCATACTACAATCATCCATCATGTTAGACTAAAAAGAAATAAGACAGGGTGTTGGAATATTAAAAAAGATAGTGGGATTGAATTGTGGTCGGACTTTGGCAAATTAGAAACTAAACTAAAGTCAGAGGCACAACCCGATAATGAGTGATAAGAAACCAGATTATGGTAAGGGTAGAACTCCAGGTCATTTTTGTGTTCTACCTCAAAGAGCTGTAATAGATAAAAGGTTCAAACAATATCCAAGAACCTTTATGATACTAGCAGCACTAGGTAACTATACCTCAAGACAAGGGGTTTGTTGGCCGAACCAAATAACTATCGCAAAGAACTTGCACATCACCCAATCTACTGTATCAAGACATATTAAGAAACTGATTGAGTGGGATTATATTCGTTATGCAAAGAAACACCCTAACCTACGAGGTAACAAATACTTTATGGTCTTTGATCCTAAAATTAAGGAAGAGGATGCGTTAGCTATGGTTCCAGATAAAGACAGATCTTATGAAGATAAACCAGAAATACATGTAGGACCGAAAGGTGGGGGTAAAAAGAATTATGCACCTAGAGTACATAACTCGGTAGTTAAGAATAATTCTAATATGGTCTCTAATACATATCCAGATATGCACTCTGAATACATACATAACAACCCAACTAATAATCATATATACCCTATAGTCAGAAACATATTAAATCGGTTTGTAAGATTAACCGAAGAGATTTTCGGAGTATTGGTTCAATATACTATTGAAGATGAGAAGATGGTATCTGAATGGGTAAAGGAAGGACTTACCGAGGATAGAGCTGCTGCTAGACTTAAGGAAATACTAACCTGGAGGAAAGAGAATAGAAAGGATTGTCCGAAAAGGATTATATTTTACAAGGATGTATTTGTAAGGAAACCCAAGCCGGCAAACAATAAGGAGAAGATACAAGCTATACTTAAGAAGGTGGTAAGGAGAACTAGAATAAGGTAGTTTATAAATCGTAAACGAACCTTTACTTTTTATAAATACCACACCCCAAGCATTATCTCTTATACGCAGAATAAAAAGCGAACATCTGCGTACAAAATGCGTACATGTTCCCCCCTAGGGCGTCAAACATATATGGGGGGTAACTCACAATTTTTTTGCAATTATTTTACAAATCGTTTAATATGTTCACATAACTTTCTCTAGGTTAAAACTATAGTGAGTTAGTTATTTTTAGTTATATAAGTGGGGTAGGCTTTCTCATCCTAGGCTAGTCAAAGCAGCCCCACTAAAAATAGGAAACACAGGAAAGGAAATATATGAGTGGACCTACACATAGTAATCGTAACTACAAAGTTATGAAAGGATACAGCTTACCAGAGGGTGAGTATATCATTGAGGAATGGAATGCATCTAATTGGAATAAAGATACTCAAGAAAGAGAACCAGTGCCAGGTGCAAAAGATATTAAGATCTATAAGAAAGATCCTTCAAAGGAATATAACAAAGGAGATCTTGTAGCTTTCTTTAGAGTGTTTGAGAACAAGAGTGATCCTCAAATACCTCTTCACCAAAAACCAGCAAGTGAAGGAATATCGGATGACCCAATCCCATTCTAAATCAAATCTATATCAAAGAAACGATAAGGTTATGAAGTGGGTTAGAACTCCCAAAGAGATTTGGGCAGATCTTTCTCAAGAGTTTAACTTTACTGTTGATTGTTGTGCATCTCACCAAAACCATCTTTTACCAAAGTATTATACCAAAGAGGATAACAGCTTGACTAAAGATTGGACTGGTGAGGTTGCATATATACATCCTATGTTTGATAATGACATACCTAGGTTTGTAAAGAAGGCAGCGGAAACAAAAAACTTTACAGGGGTATTCTTGTTACCCGCTTCTACTCATGCTAAATACTTTCATGATTATATGTATAAGAAAGATAATGTTGAGATTAGATTTCTTAAGAAACCAAAAGATGGATTTAGGTTTGGCCATGATGATGGATCTGATGATCAGAATAAGGTTGGATACATCAAAGGTTTAATGGTGGTGATATTTAGGAATGAGTAATACTAATAAAAAAAGAATAGTAAAACCTCCTTTGGATAGGTTCGGTGGTGTCCGAGTAGTTCAGAGGAGGATACAAAAATCACAAATCATAGAACATAACAAGGAGAGTGTAGCTAAAGAACTTGTTGATATAGGTAAGACTAATATTGCCGATATTATGGAGTGGGATGAAAAAGGTAATGTTACAATAAAAGATACGAAAAACATATCCGAGGCAGCATTAAAGTCTATAAAAAAAATTAAAGTAACTCCGACAAAATTAGGACCCCAGTTAGAGGTAGAACTTCATGATAAGGTAGCAGTGCTGCGAGTGTTAGCAAAAGCTGCTGGATTATTAGAACAACATGAAGATATGGAAAGACCATCAGTTGTTGGTATTGTTATGCAAGGACCAGATGCAAAACCAATAATTGATATTGAGGAGGATGATGGCAAGAGTAAAGTTTGATGTAAACAAAACCCCACACGAAAGGATCCCAAAGAAAACAAGTATATCAAAAAGAAAAAAGCCCAAGTTCTCCAGTATGAATAAGCATAAGAAAAGATCTTGGAAAAAAAGAAACCGAGGTGGTAGGTGAGATCTCTTATAGAAAGCATCATTGATGTTGGATCTGGTTTAATTATCGCAACATTGTTACAGCTCTATGTATTTCCATTCTTTGGAATGTATCCGACAGTTTGGGAAAGTTTTAACATAGCAGTAATCTTTATGTGTGTATCAATATTTAGATCTTGGTTATGGAGATTATTCTTTAGGAGGTACAAATGAAACTAAAACATTTAGATCTGTTTAGTGGTATCGGTGGATTTAGTCTAGGACTAGAGGAAGCTGGATTAGTAGAGACAATAGCATTTTGTGATTATGAACCTTATTGTCAAAAGATCTTAAAAAAACATTGGCCAAAAGTTCCAATATATAATAACATAAAGGAGTTAAACTATGAAACACTTAAACAAGATGGGATCAAAGACATTGACATCATCACAGGGGGATACCCATGCCAACCATTCTCGGTTGCTGGAAAACAAAGAGCTGAAAAAGATCCGAGACATCTCTGGCCAGAAATGTTTAGACTTATCAAAGAATGTCGGCCAACTTGGGTCATTGGAGAAAATGTTAGTGGCCACATTAAACTCGGTCTTGATACAGTTATCTCGGACTTGGAAAGTGAAGGCTACTCAACAAGGACATTTAATATTCCAGCTAGCGGTGTCGGTGCCCTCCACCAAAGACAACGAATATGGATTATTTCCCACACCAACGAATATGGATCACATCAAGAGAAAAGGAATGAGACCGAGCAGAGCAGCGACTGGGAGAAAGACAGGGTATCTATCAGAAATGGTAACGATGTATCCTACTCCGACAAACAACGAACACAAATACAGATTGAAGGGAAACACTCAAGCATCCAAATGCCTAGAGGCACTAGCGAGAAAGGGAGAGTTACAACAACTACCGACCCCAACTGCAAAGATGTACACCAACAGCAAGGCAACATACGATCCAGCAGCAACAAGTTTATCAAGGAGGACTTTGGAGGTTTACGCAAGGACATATCCTCAACCGAAGATGTGGCACACACCTACAGCGAGGGAACACAAAAACTCGGGCAACATAACGAAATGGGATCCAGAGTATTTGAAAACTCATCCAAGTCTTACACATCAAGCAATAAAATCGGAAAAGAAAATTGGTGGGGCTTTGAACCCAGAGTGGGTAGAGTGGTTGATGGGGTACCCAATAGGGTGGACAGAATAAAATGTTTAGGAAATAGTGTAGTGCCTCAAATACCATATCTTATAGGTTTGAGTATCTTAAAAGCTATAAACAAATAAATGGATTTAATTATTCTATACGATGGTTTATATAGTTTAGTACCAGTTACAAAAGAAATGTTACAAAGTATTACACTATTAACAGCAGTAGATTGCTTTGAGCTGTGTGATATTTTAAGATTAAAATTGACAACTTATCATGATGCTCCCATAAATAGACATGTGATGAATGATGGTAGTGGTGATCTTTATGGATGTATATGTAAATGAGTGATGCAATAACAAATCTAAAATTAGACTTTTCTAGTTCACCTACATTGTGGAAGTTCTTACAAGACAAATCATTTGTGCGAGGTGTAATGGGACCGGTAGGTAGTGGTAAATCATATTCATGTGCAGCGGAGATTATGTTGAAAGCTGTACAACAAGTTACATCACCAAGAGATGGGATCAAGTATAGTAGGTTTGTTGTTGTAAGAAACTCATATCCAGAGTTAAGAACTACTACAATCAAAACATGGCAAGAGTTATTTCCAGAAAACATTTGGGGTCCTTTCAGATGGTCTCCACCTTTGACACATCATATCAAACTACCATCAAGAGATAATGCTCCAGGTATTGATTGTGAGGTTATCTTTCTAGCTCTTGATCAACCCAAAGATGTTAGAAAACTTTTATCTATGGAACTTACTGGTGCGTGGGTGAATGAGGCAAGAGAGTTACCTAAAGCTGTAATAGATGGTTTGACACACAGGGTAGGTAGATACCCAACTTTATCTGATGGTGGTGCGAAACCATGGAGAGGTATCATTATGGATACTAACCCAATGGATGATGATCATTGGTGGTATAGATTAAGTGAGAAAGAAAAGATGAAAGGTAAATACAAATGGACTTTCTTTAAACAACCAGGAGCAGTTGTAGAATATACAAAAGAAGATTTACCAGAAAATCCAGAGGCTAATGGTTTTGTTATGTCAGCAAAGAAATGGTGGATGACAAATCCTAAATGTGAAAATAAAAAAAATCTTCCTACTGGTTACTATGAACAAACACTACTAGGTAAAAATTTAGATTGGATAAGATGTTATGCTCAAGGATTATATACTTATGTTCAAGAGGGTAAACCAGTTATGTCAGAGTATGATGATACACTTATGGCAGCAGATTTTTTAGAACCCGATATATCTTTACCTATACAAGTTGGTGTGGACTTTGGTTTAACTCCAGCAGCAATCTTTGGACAAAGAACTAAAAAAGGAACTTGGAATATTCTACATGAGTTAGTTACCTTTGATATGGGATTAGAAAGATTTGGTGAAATGTTAAAAACAGAATTAGCAAGTAAGTTTCCAAAGTTTGATGTGTTAGTACATGGAGACCCAGCTGGTATGAAAAGAGATGAGATCTATGAAGTTACAGCTTTTGATCATTTAAGATCTATTGGACTAACTGCTAGACCAACTGCATCAAATGATTTTAGAGTTCGTAGAGAAGCTGGAGCTATGCCTATGAATAGATTGATAGATGGTAAACCAGGTTTGCTTGTAGATAAAAGATGTCAAAGATTAAGGAAAGCATTATCGGGTGGTTATCATTTTAAAAGAGTACAGATCTCTGGTGGTGAAAGATATAGAGATGCTCCAAACAAGAATGAACACTCGCATGTCGGTGATGCGTTTATGTATTTATTACTTGGTGGTGGAGAACATAAAAGATTAACAAGAGGTAACAATAATAAATTTAAGCAATCAGTTGCTAGTACAGAATTTGATATATTTGCATGAGTGTAGGTTATGGATTTGGAATGTTGTTTGTAGGTATTGGTGCAATACTTGTCGCTGCTATAATAGCATATTTTATTATCAATAGAGATCAAGATGAGCAGTAAATCTAAAATCAAAGGTTCAAGAGTAGAAAGAAAGATTGTTAAACTATTTGAAGATCTAGGTATCAAGGCAAGGAGACAACCCATGTCGGGTGCTTTACAAGACTTTCCTTATGATGTTAAGGTAGATCTTTTGGGTGGTATGCATTGTGAGGTCAAGGCTAGAAAAGGTGGCAAAGGTTTTGCAACAATAAAAAGATGGAAAGGTAATGCAGATCTTTTAATTATGGTAGAAGATTTTGCAGAGCCGGGAGTTTACATAGATTGGAGTTTATGGAAAAGGATAGCAAAGATATTAAAAGAGAATGGTTAGTTAGAGTTTGGAAAAGAGGAGAGATGGAACTCAAGAAAGAGTTTACTATTTTTACATCAGAGAAAAGGATGGAAAGATTTGTTATACCAAAAAAATATAGAGCCACTTATGAGAATACAAACACTTGAAAGTATATTTAAGGCAGATGGAAAGGACATGATTGTTCTACCATTCAAATCATATCTTCTTAACTTGATGGACTTATACCAAGAGGATAGAGATCATATTGATCAGATCCCTGGTTATCTTAATTATTTAGATGCATGTACTAAACAGGGTTATGGATATACTGTATTAGACAAAGGAAAACCAATAGTTTGCTTTGGTATTGTACCTCAATGGCCAGGTGTTGCAGAGTTATGGTTGATACCAGATAAAAACCTTATTCAAAAATGGAAACTAAAATTTCATAAAGGATCATTAAAATTTATGGAATTAGCAGCGGATGAACTAAATCTGCATAGATTACATGTAACAGTTAGTGCTAACAATGTTCGTAGTGTCAAATGGATAGAACATATATATTTTAAGAGAGAAGGTGTATTAAAAAAATATTCCTTCAATAAAAAGGACATGATAATGTATAGTAGGTTATTTTAGTATGTTAAAAAAAATATTTAAGAAATGGGTTTGTTTAGTATTTTGTATGGGTACTTGTTTCTATACACCATGTACTAAAGGTAAAAAGAATGGGTAGTCTTTTTAAACCACCTAAATATACTCCTCCTCCAGCGATGGAGAGATCTAATAAATTATTAGATGAGAGAGATGCTAGAGCTGATGCAGCAGAGAAAAGTGAGAAAAGAAAAATAGCAGCAAAGGCAAGAGCAAGAAGAGGTGGGGGAAGATTATTATATTCTCAAGATAGAGCCTTACCAGCATTGGGGGTTGGCACTACACTTGTAGCTGATGAAAGTATAAGAAACCCAATGGATGATGAAAGGATGATGACATAATGGGTGGAGCTCCAAGAATAATTAGAAAAGTAATATCACCAGTTAAAAAGGTTGTTGCTCCTAGTTCTCCTATTGCAGAGAGAAGAGTTGAGGTAGCAAAGAAAACTGAACCAGAAACAAAAACAATAGCACCTAGAAAATTAAAACGAAGATCAAGAAAGAATAGAGCAAATATTTTAACTGCTGCTAATACAACTAATACAGCTCTTACTACTACATCTGATTATTCACCAATAAGAAATCCAAGAGATGGATCTAAACTAGGGAGTGCATAATGCCAGGTTATCATAAAAAAAAATCTAAAAAGAAAAAAATGAAAAGATCATCCAGAAAGAAAGGATTAGTATCTTATGGATAGTCATGAACAAGTTTATATAAGAAATCCAAAATTTAGAAAACCAAAGGAGCAAGAGGATGACAAGGAAGTTTCCGAAAGTTCCAAAGAGTAAAAAGGGTGTACCACTTAAATATTTATCTGGTGCAAAGAACCCAAAGGCAAAAGAGAGTGAGATATTGAGAACAAGAAGATTATATAAAAAAGGTTTATTAACTACTGCTATGATGGATGAGATTAGCAAGAAAAGGGCAAGAGCATGAGTAAGGCAGCAGTTATAGCAAAGTATTCAAAGTCAAGTGGTATATCTAAAGGTACTTTGAGTAAGGTCTATTCCAGAGGCCTTGGGGCTTATTATTCTTCTGGATCGAGGAATGTGTCAGCTCATGCATGGGCAGCAGGCCGGGTTCGGTCTTTTGCAACTGGAAAAGGTGGTGCTAGAAAGGCAGATAAAGATCTGATAAGATCAAAACGAAAGAAAGGATTGGTAAGCTAATGGCATATAAAATGAAAATGAAAAAGAAAAATCTAAAAGGAAAACAAACTAAATTAGATGCAAACAAAGATGGCAAGATCGGAAAAGAAGATTTTGCTATGTTAAGAAATAAAAAGAAACAAAAGGTGATGGCATGATAATATTTGGACATACTCCTAGAGAGTGGAAGAGAAGAGCTAAAGAAAACAAATGGATGATTGTTGCTTTAGTTGTATCTTTTATATTAGGAGGCTTGATAATTTGATATGGTTGCAAAGAGATACCAAAACAAAAGTGGTGGTTTGAACCAAGCTGGAAGAGATTTTTTTAAAAGAACCGAAGGTAGTAATTTAAAATCTCCAGTATCAAAAGGTACAAACCCAAGAAGGGTATCTTTCGCAGCTAGATTTTCAAAAGTTAAAGGACCATTGATGAAAGATGGTAAACCAACAAGATTAAAACTTGCATTAAAAAAATGGGGTTTTGGATCTAAAGAGGCAGCGGCTAAGTTTGCTGCAAACAATAAGGCGAGGGCATAATGCATTTAAAATCAAATGAAGTATTAGATAGATCAAAGAAAGCCTTTGCTCGTAAAGAACAATGGAGAACTATTTACGAAGATTGTTATCGTTATGCTTTACCTCAAAGAAATCTTTATGATGGTTATTATGAGGGAACTGTACCAGGTCAAAACAAAATGAATATGGTATTTGATAGTACAGCTATCCACTCTACTCAAAGATTTGCAAATAGAATACAATCTGGCCTATTTCCTCCCTATAAAAAATGGTGCAGATTGGAGCCAGGTAATGACATACCAGCAGAAAGAAAAGCAGAGGTTCAAGCTGCACTAGATACTTATTCTGAAAAAATGTTTACTTTGTTAAGACAATCTAATTTTGATTTAGCTATGGGTGAGTTTTTATTAGATCTGTGTGTAGGTACTGCTGTTATGCTCATTCAACCTGGCGATGATATAAACCCAATACAATTTACTCCAGTACCTCAATACTTGATTGCATTAGAAGAGGGACCAAATGGAACAGTAGATAATGTTTATCGTAAATACAAAGTTAGAGCCGAGGCTTTACCAAGACAATACCCAGATATAGAGTTAAATGATCAACTACAAAGATTGATAGAAAACAAACCTCAAGAGATGGTAGAGTTGATTGAGGCAGTTATATTAGATCCAGAAAGAAAAGATTATTGTTATCACATCATACATGAGAAAACTAGAGATGAGTTAGTCTTTCGTAGAATGGATACAACACCTTGGATTGTTGCAAGATATATGAAGATCCCCGGTGAAGTATTTGGTAGAGGACCATTAGTATCTGCTTTACCAGATGTAAAAACTTTAAATAAAACTTTAGAGCTGTTACTTAAAAATGCTAGTATAGCATGTGCTGGAGTTTATACAGCAGCAGATGATGGTGTTATCAATCCATCTAATATTAGAATTACTCCAGGTTCAATCATACCAGTTGCAAGAAATGGTGGACCACAGGGTGCATCATTAGCTCCTTTACCTAGATCTGGAGATTTCAATGTATCACAAATTGTTATCAATGATTTAAGAATGAATATTAAAAAGACTTTATTAGATGATACTTTACCACCAGATAACATGTCGGCTAGATCTGCAACTGAAATTGTAGAAAGAATGAAAGAACTTGCACAAAATTTAGGTGCTGCTTTTGGTAGATTAATTACTGAAACTATGGTACCAATCATACAAAGAGTATTATTCATTATGGATGAGAAAGGTCTCATTCAGCTCCCTTTGAAAGTCAATGGGCTAGAGGTGAAAGTTACACCAGTTAGTCCATTGGCTAAAGCTCAAAATTTAGAAGAGATAAATGAGGTTATGCAATTCTTTCAAATAGCAAATTCTTTAGGGCCTGGTGGTGTTGCTGAACTAAAACCAGATGCTATTGCAAGTTTTATTGGTGATAAGTTAGGAGTTCCAACAACCTTAAGAAATTCACCAGAAGAGAAACAGGCTATTGTCCAACAAAGTATGGCCATGTTTAATGCTCAAGCTAATGCAGCGATGCAAGGACAAGCTCCCCAAGGCGAACCAACTCCTCCTCAAGAACAAGAACCAGCAAGTGCTGTTGAGGAAGAGGTTAGTTCATAATGGCAAAAGTAGGGTGGGAAGGCATAGAAGTATTAGAAACCAAGTCAAAACAAGAACCGAAAGACGAACAGCTTGAAATTGACAAGGCTTATGCTAGAACATTTGAAACAGAGGAAGGTAGAAAATGTTTGAAACATTTGATAAGTAGAACATTAGATCAACCGACTTGGGTACCTGGAGGAGATCACACATTTGGGTATGCAAGAGAAGGACAAAATAGTGTGGTCCGAGAAATAAAAACAAGAATGGAGAGGGCAAAAAATGGCTGAGGAAAATCAAGATCAAATACAAGAAGAGAAAAAGGGTGAAGGTCTAATTGCAGATACACCTATAACTGATGAACCAAAAGAAACAGATCCTAATGATACTGTTGTTCCACACAAAGAGGAAGAGAAACCTCAACAACCAGTAGAAACTAAAGAAGAAGAGAAAACTTTAGAGAAACCAGAATATTTAGAAAATAAATTTTGGGATGAAAAATCTGGTGTAAAAGTAGAAGAGTTAAACAATTCATACAAAGAACTACAAAAACAATTCTCTATGGGTAAACACAAAGCTCCTAAAGAATATGATGTAGCTGCTTTAGAAGATGTGGATGATGATGATGAACTAAAACAATATTTTGTAGAATGGGCTAAAGAAAACAAACCAACTCAAGCTGCATTTGATAATCTTGTTAATAAGTTTAAAGAATTATCAGTACAACAAGAAGAGGCAGAAAGTATTAATATTGAGGAAGAGACAAAGGCTTTAGGACCAAATGCTCCACAAATTATTGATGGTATCAAAAAATGGGGTCAAGGTCTTGTATCTAAAGGTGTGTGGTCAGATGAAGATTTTAACGAATTTAAGATCTTTGCTGCTACTGCTAATGGTATCAATGCACTCAATAAGATAAGAAAATACTATGGTGAGCAAACAATACCTACATCTCCAGTAGATGTTGATGGTATGCCATCTAATGATGAGCTGTATGAATTAGTTGCAGATCCCAAGTATAAAACAGATCCAGCTTTTCGTAGAAAGGTAGAACAACAGTTCGCAAGAGCCTTTCCAGGAAAAGTAAATACAGGCGAAATATAGACTTGATTATTTATTAGAAAACGATTATTTTGTAATCGGAGACAACCAAAATTTCTTTTTGGCCTTTTGACAAGTGTGAAAGTACACTACTGTCAGCCTGGCTATTTTACCAGACAACTGCGAATAAAGTAAATAAATGTGTTAAACTAAAGGAGAAAACATGGCACAATCAATAACTAATGCTTTTGTTACTCTGTTTGATGCTGAGGTAAAACAAGCATACCA